TCTAACCAACGCCACCGGTCGCGGCAATCCCCGTAACCGGAACACCTATCTCGATAACAACCGAACCGACCCCACCAGTAGCGGCAATGCCGGTAACTGAGTAAGCCGTTTCGATAACAACGGAACCAACGCCCCCAGTGGCGGCGATCCCGGTAACGGTTACAGGTCCAGGCTGGCCATACGGCCCATCACCGTATCCTAGACGACCCCACCCAGCGATAGAGGACATTCTGAATTACCTAGGCAATCCGTATGATTGCATCAGTTGCACTCGCTGTCGGAAACTGAACTGTAAAAGTGCCAGCGGAGACCGTCTTGTCCCCACCGAAATCCAGCACAATGATTGCCGGATTAGTCAGAGATATCGAAGTCGTGTTTGGTGCCGTGTTGTAGATCAAAGCACCGCGTGCCGTGAACGAAGCCGTGGCCCATGTCGCATCAGCAAAATCCACATAAGCAGTAGTGCCGCTTGTCGTCGGGTCCACCTTGGTCAAGGCAAGACCACCAGCCGTATAGGCGGTTCCCGCTGTATTGGTTATCTCATTGGTAGACGCATATGCGGTCGTTGTTGCACTCAAACTTGCCGTGCTTGTGTACAACGCGATCTTCATCGCATCTCCAGACGAGAGATCAAAATCATGCGCCCCCAACAAAAGCTCTTTCTTGAAGGTGGTGGCCATTGCCTGGGTGATTGCCATCTCAAAAGCTCCTAAGTAACTCTGCCAGTTCCGGATAACCGCCCCTGACGGCTATTTGGACACAGGTGTCCCGCTCTTCTTTCTGCGCCTGCAAGACATAAGAATGAACAACAGCCTCCAGATGACGCCGGAAAACTGCGGCCTGCTCCCTTATCTCGGGCGCAGCACTCTCACTGACCTGCACGATCTTGTTACAGCAGAGCATCGTAATCTGCTCCGCAGACAGCCCCCCGTTTTCACTGGTAACGACAGTGGCCGCTCCTATGCTTCCCTCTACCGCAAACATCAAGGACGCCTGTAAACCGGGTTCCCATTCCTGTACCCATCGCGCCTATCGCTGTACTCCCCAAGCACCTTCGCCTGAACAAGACCCTCCTGATAGCGCCCCATATACATCTGCATAACGTCTTGCTCACCCTTCATAAAAGTGTAAGCCTCGACCAGACATCCATACAAAAGAGCTTGAGAAAGATTGTCTCCCAACCAAGTCGTGGTGTTGCTGGAAGAGAGCCCTGTCGGCTTGTACTTGTAGTGAAGCTCCATCGTGTACGCTGCATCCGGAACAGGAGACAGGACAAAGGCGCTATCATCAAAATGGGCATAGTGTGTTGGCTGCCCGGTCGTATCCGTGTCCGGATTTGCCTCTCTCATAAAAGAGACATCCTTCGGCAGAAGATACGAATAAACATTCCCGGAGCTAACCACCGCCAGGGAATGAGAGGACAGGAAGTCTGACGGCTTGCCTAGATAGGCGTTCGAGGCGCTCGTGGTTCCGGTGGAATTTTTCCGGAAGTACGGGAGGTCAACATCAAAAAGAATGCGCGTTTCTGCCTGATTGATGAACTCGTCTATATGCCCGACAAAGGTCGTCTCGGTGTTCTCTGTGTAATCCTTGATGGACTGGACAAGCGTGGAATAGTTCATCTCAACCCCGCGCTAACTTATCGATACCGTGACAGTACCAACCGAACCTGTCGCCTGCGTACTCGTCTGTGTGGAGAAGCCATACAGGGCAGAAAGCCCGTTGTTATCCCCTACGGGGTTCCAGTTCCACGCAATCCTTCTCTGCTCCACCACATTCGTATCGGTCCTTGTGAACGGCAGCGACTGAGGATCATTGATGGGAAACTCCCCGAGAAAATTCTGGGGCTGATCCTCATCAAGCATTGACCGAGAAACTCTTAACCCGGAATCCTTCCCATCGACTATCTGAGGATAGAGGTCCCTCAGCTTGTAAGTCAGACCGCTACGATCACAGATCCCAAGAGCATATTTCCCGACCGTGCGATTGCTCATGTCATCCAACCATAGCCGCCCGGGACAAGTTGGATGGACGCCTTCACCCTGTCTTCATCAGCCGCATACTGGAACTGCTCGTCATAGACAGCCTTCAGCAATTGCGTCCTTTGGGCAGACTCCGGGCGCTTCATCGAAATGTAATAAGCAAGACCCGCCGTAAGGGCCGGAAGCCACCGACCCGGAGCGTCATAGGTATTGGTTCCGGCTGTTCCTACGTCCTGTATCCGCCTGATACGCCAGTAGACCAGCGTATAGGTCTGAGCATCGTCAGGAACCGGCCACAGCGTGTACTGCGGGCTTGTCGTTCTCTGGATGTAAATCTGTAGGGGCTTGCCCTTTTGCAGCTTGTTCGGCAACTGAGCATAGCTCATCGGAGAAATGCGCGTTACGGACGTGTCTGCCTGATTGTTGGTCTCCCCCGCATCCGTGCGGATCATCTGCTCCAAGAAATCTATTGTCCCTGGCGGGAAGCTGTAAGTTGCCGTACCGGCAGTGATTGCCTGCGTGCCCTCTTCGATTGTCCACAAATTCAGGCCACGATTGATCCACTCGATAGACATCAAATCTAGGCTACGCCTCGCTGTCTTCAGGTCGTAGCCGCTGCGCATCTCCACACCGGCACGCTCATAGGCCTCCTCACAGATATCAACGATATCCAGAGTGAAGTCTGTCGCGCCAGAAGTCGCCATCTAGGCGGACCTTTTCTTCGGCTTCTTCTCCTTCATTTTCTTGGCAAATTTCTTCGCAGCATCCTTCCCCTTCTTGGTGTAGGGAAACTTTTTACCCCCGACATTTGGCATAACAATCCCCTCTCTGCATCAACAATCTATCTGAACTCACCACTCAGCACTTCCACCGTTTTCTGGCCTGACGCAACCGACTGTTTGGGTCCTTGGCCGCCTTGGGAAATTTCTTCATTTGCCCAGCAGACCTTGCACAATAACTCTTCCGCCTAGCCTTACGCTTGCCAGTAGGACTCTTTTCCGTAACAGCAGTCTGCAACTTGCTACCGGGATTTTGCTTGCGATACTTGGCAACCCCCTTCTTTGTAAGGCCAGCCCCAGACTTAGTTGGTCTCTTATGACCCCCCTTAATAGTTAAGCCCTTTGTTCCAGAGGCTTTTCTTAGTGTTTTCAATAACTTATAACCCAGCTTTCGCAGCAAGAACCCTATCCACCTTTTCCTCAAGGCGGTCGAACCTTTCCAGAATCCTGTCCATACTCATCTCAACTTCCGGCTTGGTTGCATAGGTCTTCGCAACCTCCTCCCTCGTATTGGAAATCTGCTGCCGGATATCAACAATCGACTGAGACATGCCACGAACCCACCAAAAAAACGAACCGGCTATACCCGTTAGAATAATATTCCAGACCAACGCTGACTGCTCCGGCATCCGAAACTCCTTTGGAAGCGGCAATCAGGCGTAGTACTTTACGGCCCGGATCATTATTTCATACGCATCTCCGCTCGCCTCAGTGCCCAGCGTAGACAGAAGAATGTCACCAGTGGCGTTTGTCCCGTACATCTTCAGGCCACCAACAGAACTGAAATCCTGGTGCGTCCAACCGACACCTAAATTCAGGGCGACAACATCCGTATCCGCATCGTACCAAAGCTGAACACCATCAAAGCCATAGACCTGTGCCCAGATTTCCTCGATACGAACCTCATTGCAGGCATTCCCACGCGCATCGCTGTTAAGCGCAGAAACATCGATCTTGGTAACCTTCGCCTCGCCAGTGCTATCAGAAAGGTTGGTAAGCTGGACAACCAGTTGCCGCTCGCCATCCTGAATCGTGGTTGTGCTTACAGCATCAGCCATTGAACCCTCCTATAAAGAAAGAGGGGGGCATTCCGCCCCCCGCTCTCATCAAGAACTTTCCTTCACCTTCCCGGAAAGAACAAGCGCCTTGTAGGCAGCACTGCCCTTCGGAGGAATAGGCTCTTTGGAAGCAGGCTTCTTTGCTGAAGCATCGGAGATCTTTTTAGAAGCAGCCATATCGCGCCCCTAAACCTGATCGCTGTACTGAACCATGCCATCAGTCTGCCGCTGGGCTGCTGTGAAGAGATAATCACAATCAACCTTGTTGGCAGTGGCTTCGCCAGCAACCGCTGCAACCCATGTCGTAAGCTGCGAAGTGGGAATGTTATCAGTGGTCGTGACCTTGAGAACGCGGTCAACATAGAACTCGACCTTACCCGTTCCGGTTACCACGAAACCCAGACGACGATCACCAGAGATGGTGCCCCCAGAAACGGAGCCATCCTCCAAATCAATGCCCGTATCCGTAGAGGTCTCGGTCCCACCGCTATCACAGACGGCCTTAAT